TACAGGAGACTGTGTTACAGCTGTTTATTATTTTAATACAAATAATGGAGCTACTGAAATTAAAGGTGAAAAGCCTATAAAATCAATTGCAAACTCTATGCTTTCCTTTCCTAGTAATAAATTACATAGAAGCATACAGCATACAGACACAACATTTAGATACGTATTAAATTTAAACTATTTACCTAGATTAAATGGGAGATAAATCAATAAAGAAAGTAGTTATAGTTGGTGGCGGATCATCTGCTATGTTAGCTGCTGCATTCATTTCTAATAATACTAATTATAAAATAACAGTAGTTGATAAACCCGGTGGATTGCCTATCGGTGTAGGTGAAGCTACATTAATAAATTTTAAACCTTTTATGGAAGCGTGTGGTTTTGATTTTAACGAGTGGTTTAAATACTGTGATGCAACATACAAGACAGGCATTCTGTTTCCTGGTTGGACAAAGAAAAAAGTATGGCATCCTTTTAAAATGAATCCTATGAGTAAACTAACTGATTTTAATAAAGAAGATAAAAATGGCTTTCATGTGGACTGCTTGAAGTTAGCAAAATTTATAAAAGAAAAGATTAAACACAAAGTAACTTTTATAGAAGACACTGTAACAGGTCAAAATGGAAATTACATTAGTTGTGAAAAGAATGGTGAAATTGTAGGTGATGTATTTATTGACTGTACAGGATTTAAATCTAAACTTCATTATTCAGATAATGCAAATCTTTCTAAAAGATTAATTTGTGATACAGCGATTGCTGGACATGTTGAGTATGAAAATGAAAAAGAAAAAAGAAAGTATGTAATATGTGAAGCTGTATCTTGTGGTTGGATATGGAAGATACCTGTAAGACATAGAATAGGAACAGGTATAGTATTTAACAAAAGAATAACCTCAGCCGAAGAAGCTGCAAAAATATTTACAGATCATTGGAAGGGTAGAGTTAAAGTAAGAAAAGTAATTGATTGGACTCCATACTACAAATTAAGACCCTGGAAAAATAATGTTATAGCTTTAGGTTTATCTGCTGGTTTTATAGAACCATTAGAAAGCACAGGTTTAGCATTAGCTATGGAAGGTGCTTATCAGTTTGTTAATTTAACAGAGTCAGGGTACATAAAACAATCAACTAGACTTTTATATAATTCAATAATGACATCTTTCTTTGAGGAGTCTATAGACTTTGTTGCAATGCATTATCTAGTAAGTAATAGAAAAGAAAAATTCTGGCAAGAAGCTAGAAGATTGAAAAAACCAGTTCAAATGAATTATTATAATAAAAAACTAAAAGATACTTTGAATTATAAAAATAGTAAATATAATTTTTTTGGAGGTAATAATTGGGTAACATGGCTAAAACAAATTTAAAAGATTTTATATTTAAGAAAAATTATATACCTAAATTAATATGCACAGGTATTATTAATAAAATTAAAGATGCTAAAACAAAACAACATCAATGGTATCATTATAACAGTGATAAATTTGATAGTTATAAAAGTAAAGAACCTCAAATTTTATGGGCTGATGAAACAACTCAAGCTAACTTAATAAGATATGTAAACAAGGCTATAGCTGATTACGAAAAAAAACATATAAAAATGATAAATAGAATATCACCTATTAGGTTTAACATGTATCACAAAGGACTTACTATGAGGGAACACACTGATTTTATTCATAGTATTTTTGATGGTAAAGAAAAAGGAATACCAATAATTTCCATAGTTGGTGTTTTAAATGATAGTTATAAAGGAGGTGATTTTCTAATGAATAAGGAGAAAATTTCTTTTAAGACTGGTGATATTTTAATATTTCCTTCAACCTTCTTATATCCTCATGTTGTAAAAGAAGTTACAGAAGGTATACGTTATTCTTTTGTTGCTTGGGCTTACTAAATGAAAGTTATACAAAATTTTATATCACATAAAAAATGGTCTAATATTTATGAAACATTTTTAAACAACAACTTTCCCTGGTATTATGAGTCTTCTCAAACAAAAAAAGATAGCTCATATTTAATGCATTGTTTTTATAGAGACAACAAAATTAATTCTGATTTCTATTACCTAATTGAACCACTTTTAAAAAAATTAAATCCATCAAAAATATTAAACATAAGAGCAAACCTATGTCTAAAAAGACCTATGATTTGTCACTGGCATGTAGACGATTGGACAAAAAATTTAAAGCACAAAACCGCTATTTATTACGTAAATACTAACAATGGGTCTACTGTGTTTCAAGGTCGTAAAGTCAAAAGCGTCAAGAATAAAGTGGTGATATTCAATGCTAATGTCACACATAAGGCCGAATATCAAACTGACACTGATGTTAGAATGGTCATAAATCTTAATTATAATCTTTAATTTTAATATAAAGTCAGTATAATGGCGCATTATGGCATTACAAAAAGTACAGTTCTTACCAGGCTTTAATAAACAGATTACAGATACTCAGGCAGAAGGCCAATGGGTCGATGGTGATAACGTAAGATTTAGATATGGCACACCTGAAAAGATAGGTGGTTGGCAACAACTTGGTAATAATAAGTTAACAGGTTCAGCTAGAGCCATGCACCATATTGTAAATAGAGGTGGTCAAAAGTTTTCAATCATAGGTACCAATAGAATTTT